AAAGAATCTGGATGATTCAAACACAGCGGCCGGAAAAACCAAAACCGCTCTGGATTCATCAAATGCAACTGCGACACAGACAAAATCAGGATTGGATTCATCAAATAAAACTGCCTCTAATCTGAACACATCCCTGGGAGAAAAAATCACAGAAGGAACAAAACTGCAGACAGATCTCCAGACGACCGGAGAAACTGTGGTGAGCAATTTACAGACAGAAGCAAATAAACAGATTCAGAATATTACTGCAGCAGGTGGAGGAATTGAAAACGCACTTTCAAATTTCTTTGCCCTCCGCAGGACTGGAAAAGTATATACAACGAGAATCTACAAGTATGACACTTCTACCAGCCCAACAGGCGTGAAACTGAACGATAATGAAGGACTGGTGAGAAAACCGTCCACAAATACAGCAATCGGACAGGATGATTACAGGGAGATTGGCGTATTCATGCACTTTCCATGTAATTTTACCGTAGATAATAAAGGCTTTAACCATGTGACTGCACTGCAGGGACAACCGGATTTCAAAAAGACCGGAAAAGTAGATGTGGGAGAGGTCACAATGTCCGCATGGGTTGGAATCACAGACAATCCTGAGTATGTAGATTATCATTATTCAGACAGTCCGAACGAAGCCCTTGGCCTTAGACCGATGGGAGAGTCAATTAATCCAGACGGAACAATTTCACCTTTTATGATCCACGGAAAATACGGAGCCGGAGACATTGATGGAGTGCCGTACAGCTCCGCTGGATTGATTCTGGCAAACGGAAGCCAGGAAGGAGGAAAACCAGTATCATACACAGGGCTGATCGCATACATGAGAAAGAAAGGCTCAATGTACGTGGGAACAACAAACTGGGATCTCTTTTACAAACAGCTCATGATGATTATTTTATATGCAACAACGAACAGCCGAAGCGTTATGGCTGGATGTAATTCTTATTCAATGCAGGAAATGGCAGCAGTTGCAGAAACCGGAGTAACAAGAGTGATTCTCCCAAAAGCAAAAGCCAACAATTATATTGTCGGGTCTTATGTATCTGTCGGGGATATTGGTTCAAATACAAATAAAGACAGATATTACGCATACATGCACAATCTTGCATATGACGTTAAGATCTTGAAGATCGAACCGGTAGACGATACAAATTCTGCAATATATTTGGATACAGAACCATTCAACACGACATTAACAACCTGCATCTCAACAATGCCGTGGCGGACCGGCTCAACTGACAGCGTGCTTGGATCAGATGGATCACCGTTCTCAAATACAGATAACAAGAATCCATTCAAGATCCAGGGAATCGAAACCGGATACGGTGCTTATGAAGTCCTCAGTAATGTATTTATGGATATTGTTACAGACGAAGACGGAACACCAAAGAGAGACGTATACATCTGTATGGATGCGTCACTGCTTACAACGGATATGAATGCAGCAAAGACACGATACAAGAAAGTAGCGGCTCAGGTAACATACACAGCAGCATCATGGAAATACATCTCAAAATGCTTTGTTGATCCAGCCCTGGGAATCATGGTACCGACGGAAACAAAAGCCGGAAGTACAACAGGATTCTGCAATGGACTGTATACAGATTCAGGCACGAGCGGCCAAAGAGCCTGGCTGTCCCTGGGCGCTCTGAACCGTGGCACGTTTTGCGGCCTCTGGATTCTGGATGCGAACGGTGGCGTTGGCAATGCGTACTGGCGTATCGTTTCCGGCGTTTCACCGAACGGCACACGGGGTGAATGGCAGGCGGCAGCCTGACAGAGGGGCTGTCCCCTCTATGTAGCTGATAACTAATCAACTTCGAAAAAGCAGAATAGCAATAAATTACGGACTTGTAACACGAGGTAGCGGTTCCTGTTCCCTGGCTGTCCCTGGGCAATCTGAACAATGGCACGATTTACGGCCTCTGGATTCTGAATGCGAACAATGGCGTTGGCAATGCGAACTGGAATATCGTTTCCGGATTTTCTTGAAAATGATTTGATATTTGTGTTACATTTCGCTCCGCAGGACGGAGCCTGCAACAGCAGCGTGGGGCATCACCGAAATTTGATTGAAGCCGAACCTTGTGATCGGGAGCATAGGAGCCTGGGACAAGGACCATGAATGCAGTTGATTCATGCGTGGGGTGAGTAGAAAAACCGAAAACCCCTTATATCAAGAAACGAATGAAACGGTATTGTAAAAATATAACATTAGATCAGAACTTTATAACCGCATGTATCTATGAATGTCTGAGCGATAAATGGAACCGTATGGATACAGCCCGATTTCTGACAAACTATACGAATATTATTACAGCCAGGCAGATACACAGGATTATAAAAGAAAACTTTAAAGACTGGTTACATAATTTAGTCTGCACAGCAGCGGCAGGAATGGAAGAAGAAATAAAACTCAGAAAAGTATCTTTTGATCCTATAAAGACAAGCGCAAGGCTGGATGGAAATTCAGGGAAAGTAAGAGATATAGGTGTTGAGTGCATAAAACAGCAGATATACGATTATGTAGCCACAAACGGCTTAAAAGAATTATTTGTAAGAAAAGTAGGAACTTATCAATGTGCGAGCATTCCAGGGAGAGGACAGATCTATGGAAAAGAAGCAATTGAAAATTGGATCCGCAAGAATCCGGGCAAGACCAGAGTAGCAGCAAAGGGAGATGTCCGGAAATGCTATCCATCCATCAACAGGAGAAAAATGAAAAGAATGTTAGAGAAGCAGGTCAGAAATGAGGACCTGCTTTATTTGACTTTCGTTTTAATTGACTCATTCGATCAGGGACTGTCAATTGGATCATACTTGAGCCAATGGCTCTGTAATTATTATCTGAGTGCAGCTTATCATTATGCTGCTGAAAAGCTGTTCAAGAGGAAGAAACACCGAGGCGGAAAAACAGAAGAAATCAGGCTGATTAATCATGTATTGTTCTACATGGACGATTTCATACTGATCGGAAGTAGAAAGGCAGACGTAAGAAAAGCAATGAAGCTCCTGGTTAAATACATGAATGAGTATTTAGATCTGACGGTAAAACCAGACTGGAAGCTGTTCCAGATCGACTGGATAGACAAAGAGGGAAAACATCATGGAGAACCTATTGATATGATGGGATTCAAAATATATCGGGACCACACAGAGGTAAGACGGAGCATTTTCCTGAGAGGACGCAGGGCATTTGTAAAAGCCGGGAAGTATGCGGAGAAAGGAAAAGCGATACCATTAGATCTTGCGTACCGGTGTATAGCATATTACGGATGGTTCAAACATTCCGATTCTAAATATTTCAGAGAAAAGTATAACGTAGATAAGATATTTGAGAAAGCGAAAAGGAGGGTAAGCCGTGAAAGCAAGATTTACAGAAAAGCAGGATCCTGTAACCTGGAATACGCTGCCTGACGGAAAAGTAGATGTAATGATCTGCCTGAATGAAAATATCGTAACAGAGACTTATTCAGGTGGAGATCCGGAGAATCCGGAACACATCGAACAGACAGTGTATGAATATGATTTCAACCAGTTCCGGGAAGACCAGAAAAAGATTTCAGAGGAGACTGTAAGAGCGTCCCCGGAAAAATATCTGAAATATATTCCGAAGGAAGAAAAAAGCACTGAACAGAAATTTGCAGAGCAGGCAGAACAGATCGAAATGTTGAAAGACTGCCTGCTGGAAATGAGCGAACAGGTTTATGCGTAGAAATTTAATTATAATGTTATTGAGCAAAGGAGATAAAGAAATGATGGCAAAATTATGGGTTACTGAAATTTTAAGTAAAGATACTATTGAAGAAGCAAAAGAGGAATATAACAGAGTTCCACGTCTGTTAAAAGAAAAGGTAAAAAAACTCCTTATTGATGCAGGCATGGAGGAAATTACTGAGTAATCGGGAAGCATGACTAAATTACAAATTATTAGCAGGCAATGGTCTTCTATTTATGATTTACTGCTGTATATTAAAGATAAAGAGAAAGCAAAACCTCTGGAGGATATACAGCAGGATTTAGATATAATTGAGTATTCCTGCCGCAAATATGCAGACGTAGATGATGAGGAAATAAGCATGGAAAATGAACAGATTTCAAGAGCAGAACATGAGGAGTTCCGCAAAAGAATTGAGGCAGAAGACAACCGACAGAACAGACGGATTGAAATTCTGGAAAACAGTGTTCAACAGCTCCAGGAATTAGTTACATCTGTACAGACGCTTGCAAACAACATGGAGAACATGGTGAAAGAGCAGGGACAGCAGAGCGCAAGACTGGAAGCTCTTGAGTCAAGAGACGGGGAAAAGTGGCGGACAGTAACAAGTTACTTATTAACAGCTATATTAGGTATTGCAGTTGGAATTATTGCAAAACAGTTTGGACTATAAGGAGGAGCAAAATGTTTAAAAATTGCGTATTTAAGCCAAGCGTGGACACAGTGAAATGGTGGAAGAAAGCAGGAATCAGAGCTGTAAAGACAATGGCACAGACTGCAGTGGGCGTGATCGGAGCCGGAAGCGTGATCTCTGCAGTAGACTGGAAGATGGTTGTATCGTCCGCAGTAGTGGCCGGAGTTGTAAGCCTGCTCACAAGTGTCGCAGGAATCCCGGAAGTAGAGGCAGACGAAAACCTGTTTTCTGACGGAACAAAATAATTTGCATAGCCCGGTATAATGCCGGGCTTTTT